ATTATTTTTCTAATCGTTACTGGTGAGAAGGCGGAAGAAAAAGCCAGTTCTTCGCCCCTAAATAACAGCATGATTCCAGTCCATGCAAAATCTGATTTCCAGCTCACACATACCGAGCGCTGTACAAAAAACCGCCAGCCAAGGCAGTTAAGAGTGTGTTCCCGGGGTTTGCTTAGAATATTTTGTAAGTTGTCCGAAGAGATATTTACAACACCAGAATGATGAATCATCAGTCCCCTGCCAGAGGTTCACTACGTAACCTGACCGACAATGCACCATTCTGGTGCTGAAAAAAGAGCACTGGAACTGCAACAAAACAACATCACAGAACAGGAGATGGTAAGGAGTCAGACATTCCCACACAATATTGTGTCAGTGCAAATAACAACCTTCGTCTCAAATCTCGCTGGAGCGGGCAGCGGGAATCGAACCCGCATCATCAGCTTGGAAGGCTGAGGTAATAGCCATTATACGATGCCCGCATATGGTGCCGACTACCGGAATCGAACTGGTGACCTACTGATTACAAGTCAGTTGCTCTGCCTGCTGAGCTAAGTCGGCGCTGGCCCACCACCGAGGACTCGAACCTCGCACCGTCAACTTAGAAGGTTGATGCTCTATCCGGATGAGCTAGTGGTGGTTGGTGGCCCTTGCTGGACTTGAACCAGCGACCTGGCGATTATGAGTCGCTCGCTCTGACCAACTGAGCTAAAGGGCCGGAGGCAGAATAATAACCATATGTCATCACATCTGCAAACTCATCTGACCACCAGCACGTTTAACGTCCTGTGCCGTTTTTCAGGTATAAAAAAACCCGCTCATCGGCGGGTTTAAGCTGTGTGGCGTAGTAACCACTCTTAACAGGATATTCAACTTTTTACGATCGTAAAGTTTTCGGAAAAAATTTTTAAAACCGCATCAACCGCTCCACCAGTTGCTCTTTACGGGCAACGATCCACCCGTGTTGCTCCAGATAAAATTTAAACCGTTCCAGAGTACATACCATCGCATCGGCGGGTACCTTTTCCGTGAACTCAACCTGACCGTGTTTATCGAAGTGGCTCAGTAATGCGCATCCATCATTTTCGATAGATGTGTTTTGTGCCGCTGGTGGCTGTTTCTGGTTGAAATAACAGTCTTCCAGTTTTTCGAACACTTCCCACGCCTGATCGGTTTCGAGCATTTTGGCGTGACGGGCTGCGCCACGTTCTGTCCAGAGGATGAGGGAGCGAACGTTACGGGCAATTTTCACAGAAACTCTTAAAGAGTTTTCGTTCTTCAACTCTCGTAACGCATCACCTTCTATCAGGAAAAAATGTTTACCTTCTATAAACCGTTCTTTGTTTCGATTGAAATTGTTTGTCAAACGCTGGCGCTCTGTTCCGTACAAATCAGCCAGCAGCTCTGTTGTCATGACAGGAAGATGGTTATGCGTAAGTGACGGGAGTTTTTCAATAGACGTGCGATTCATAGACATGTCCTTTCGAATATTTTGATTTACCCCTTTTGAGAGGGTGACCGGGCGCTCAAAACCGTCGAAAGTCGGCGGGCGTATTTCCATTGCTGGTATTGTATTAGCCGCACACCCGGTCATAAACCAAGAATTCTGGACACAAAAAAACCACATGGCTATCGGGTGTGGATACCGCTTTCGAGGTGTTTTGAGCACCGCGGGGAAATGTAAACTGCAAACCTGAAACTGTCAACACCGTCAGGTTCCAATCATCGGGTGGTGAGACGCACAGGGTTGGAACTACCGGGAAACCGACCGGCGAGCTTTTCAGCTCCCCCATGCGCCCCACCATAATTCAGATGTGCGCGTGCATACGACAATAAAAAACACGCTCGCGGCGTGTGTCTGTCGCGGTCTCTATCCGGGGTTCCAATCCCGACGCCAGATTTTGCTGGCGCGTGAGGAATATAGCCCCGGACAATGTGTCTGGTCAAGCACCTACATAATTCGTTCTACGTATCTGTCCATCTCCAGCCGGATATCAAGCATCATCAACATGCCATCAATAACCCCTTCCGCTTTCTGCAGGCGCTTGCCAATACAGGTATCCGAACACCCATGTTTCCGTGCCAGACTCATAAAAGTCATTCCACCTACGTAATAATCCACCAGCAAATCGTGCAAATCCTGATTTTTCTTGTTCAACCGGGCCATACAGCCACAAATTATCATTGCATCATCATCAGAACACTGAGGGCGTGATTTCACTTTCGACGGAATTAACCCTTTAAAACCAGCAGCGATCGACGCCCAGGATACATCTTCATGAGTGTTTGCAGCCCAAGCCCCCCACCGTTCCATAACCTGCTGAATATCACGCGCCATCGTTATCACCTGTGATTTCATAAATCTTCACGCCCAGTCGCCCACCAGGAACGAGCTGACCGCGCACAATATTGATTTCATCAAACTGCTCGTCGTCTATGAGTAGTCCGGCATGCGTCAGCGCATCCAGTGGTGCTTTCAGGATATTGTCCAGGTCACGACGGCGCTTATCCGGTGGCTCTGCAATAATCTTTATCGCCAGCCTTCCGGACAGGTTTAATTTCAGCCGCTGCTGGCGAACAATTAGCGTCACATCACGGCGATAACGCTCACCAACTTTTGATACAAAATATGTGCTGCCACGACGTCGCCAGTAAGTATTCACCGTCGGCGGATAAGGTAAAATAAACTCATGGCGCATCAGCGCAGCACCTCCTGCACCATTTTTTCAAACTTTCCAACTTTGGTTTCCAGCTCTGCCACACAATCAACGAGCTCATCCACCGCTTTTTGTGCGCGATGTTTCGCCTGCATCAGTTCCCTGAGCGCTGGCACCATATCCCGACGAATGGCATCTTTTGTTACACCTGTTTTTTCCAGTTGTTCCGCCTGTCGCAACATTTCCTGCGCGTGTTTACGCAATTGTTCAGAGGTAAAAGTCATTGTCTGGTTGTTCAAAAGAAACGCTCCATCTTACTGCTGTCGGTACGTGTATTGCTGTATCTGCGCGGCTGGGGCTGCCGCATTGGGGTGGAAAGAACCTGTGCGCTTTCCTGGTCCACAGGCAGAAAATGTCCGTTATAAAAACGCCGGTAAATCGTCCCCAGAGAACCGTTACGTTGTTTCGTGATATTAATTTCTGCTATGCCTGTAGCCTGTGTATCCGGGTTGTACACTTCATCCCTGTAAAGCATCAGAATGATGTCTGCATCCGCCTCTATTTCTCCGGAATTTTTCAGGTCTGAGTTCATGGGACGTTTATTGGGTCTGGACTCCACACCGCGGGAGAGCTGGCTCAGCGCAATCAACGGAAAACCACCGGATTTTGCCAGGCCTTTAAGCCCCTTTGAGATTTCACCCACGGCAAGGTCATGACGCCCCGTGGTTCGGGTTTTTATCAGCCCGAGATAATCAACCACCACCAGCGCCGTTTCCGGATGTTTAATCAGATGGTGTTTCGTTGTTGCGCATATCTCATCAATGGTCAGGTTCGCCTGGTCCACCATCCAGATATTGCGCCCGGTCATCCGCCCCACCCCTTGTGAGAAACGCGCCCAGTCTTCATCTTCAAAGTGAGCCACAGATTTCAGGCGTGATACTGGCATCCCTCCAGCCGCAGACACCATACGTTCACCAATCTGGATGTTCGCCATCTCCATGGTGAACAGAAGCACACCATGCCCCTGCTCAGTCACCTTGTCGATGATGTCCAGCGCAAGTTCGGTTTTCCCCATCGAAGGACGGGCGGCAATGAATACCAGGTCTCCGGGCTCCATACCGCCTGTTTTTGCGTCCAGTTCATCAATACCGGTCATCAACGTCCTGGATTTCTCCAGCCCCTGATTCCGGCATTCAACACGCTCAACCACTTCCGGAAGCACATCATCAATATGTACCGGCTGAATGACGCCCTTTCCTGTCGACAGTGTGACCATCATGTTCTGCGCATCCTTCAGGGCATCTTCAGCTGCTTCACAGGTATGCGCATCACGTAATTTCTGCAGCGCCTCATTCAGTGTTTTTTCTGCATCGCGCAGTGCGGCATTGCGCCGCAACGCTGCAACATAGTGCTCCAGTGAAGACTTCACCCAGGTTTTACGCCCGGTATCAGTAATCACCGGGGCAAGTTCCGGCATCTCATTACACAACAGCACGGGGTCAATCACTCCTGAAACACGGGCCTGTCTGCAGATGCCTGTGTAGATATCCCGATACGCTCGTACAGAAAAAATGTCCGCCGGTAGTGTGATCAGAATATCCATCACTTCATGATCTGCCCCACGCAGAAAGAATGCGCCAATGACAGCGCCTTCCAGGTCATCATTACGCCAGACTGGTGTTGTCATGCAGCCACACCTCTGATACAAGAACGGTAGCTGGGCCAGTTGAACGACAACCAGTTGCGCCCCCCGTCTGTGATCCTGTCGGCAATGCGGGGGCTGATGAACGCTGGATTTGCCCCTATATTTCCAGACACCTGTTATCACTTAACCCATTACTGGCTTGCTGCCGTAGATATTCCCGTGGCGAGCGATAACCCAGTGCACTATGCGGATGCCATTCGTTATAATGCTCGAACGCCTCTGCAAGGTTCTTTGCTGCCGTTAACCCGTCTGGTTTGGGCATGACACTGATGTAGTCACGCTTTATCGTTTTCACGAAGCTCTCTGCTATGCCGTTACTCTCCGGACTCCGCACCGCCGTGCTCTTCGGTTCAAGCCCCAACATCCGGGCAAACTGCCGTGTTTCATTAGCCCGGTAGCATGAACCATTATCCGTCAGCCACTCTACTGGAGACGCCGGAAGCTCGTTGCCGAAGCGGCGTTCCACCGCTCCCAGCATGACGTCCTGTACTGTTTCACTGTTGAAGCCGCCCGTAGTGACCGCCCAGTGCAGTGCCTCACGGTCACAGCAGTCCAGCGCGAACGTGACTCGCAGTTTTTCTCCGTTATCACAGCGGAACTCGAACCCGTCAGAGCACCATCGCTGATTACTTTCTTTCACAGCCACTCTGCCTGTATGTGCCCGTTTCGATGGCGGTACAGCAGGTTTTCGCTCAAGCAACAGCGCATTCTGGCGCATGATCCGGTAAACACGTTTGGCATTGATCGCAGGCATACCATCAAGTTCTGCCTGTCTGCGAAGCAGCGCCCATACCCGACGATAACCATACGTGGGCAGCTCTCCGATAACATGGTGTATACGGAGAAGCACATCCGTATCATCAGTGTGACGACTGCGGCGGCCATCCATCCAGTCATCGGTTCGTCTGAGAATGACGTGCAACTGCGCACGCGACACCCGGAGACAACGGCTGACTAAGCTTACTCCCCATCCCCGGGCAATAAGGGCGCGTGCGCTATCCACTTTTTTGCCCGTCCATATTCAACGGCTTCTTTGAGGAGTTCATTTTCCATCGTTTTCTTGCCGAGCAGGCGCTGGAGTTCTTTAATCTGCTTCATGGCGGCAGCAAGTTCAGAGGCAGGAACAACCTGTTCTCCGGCGGCGACAGCAGTAAGACTTCCTTCCTGGTATTGCTTACGCCAGAGAAATAACTGGCTGGCTGCTACACCATGTTGCCGGGCAACGAGGGAGACCGTCATCCCCGGTTCAAAGCTCTGCTGAACAATTGCGATCTTTTCCTGTGTGGTACGCCGTCTGCGTTTCTCCGGCCCTAAGACATCAATCATCTGTACTCCAATGACTAGTCTAAAAACTAGTATTAAGACTATCACTTATTTAAGTGATACTGGTTGTCTGGAGATTCAGGGGGCCAGTCTANTGTCAGCGCCAGTGATATAAGACGGTAATTCGCCATTTGGATTGTCCGCTCCACCCAACATGTTGTTTCCTTAAGGTTCTCACACCAGAAAGGACATCAACATGCTGAGCAGAGAGGACTTTTACATGATAAAGCAAATGCGCCAGCAGGGCGCGTACATCGTCGATATTGCGACTCAGATTGGTTGCTCTGAACGGACGGTCAGACGCTACCTCAAATACCCTGAACCGCCAGCCAGAAAGACCCGCCACAAAATGGTTAAGCTGAAACCGTTTATGGATTACATCGACATGCGCCTGGCAGAGAATGTCTGGAATAGCGAGGTTATCTTCGCGGAGATTAAGGCAATGGGTTATACGGGCGGACGTTCCATGCTGCGTTACTACATCCAGCCCAAACGTAAAATGCGTCCGTCAAAAAGAACAGTTCGCTTCGAAACTCAGCCTGGATACCAGCTCCAGCATGACTGGGGCGAAGTTGAGGTGGAGGTTGCCGGGCAACGGTGCAAAGTTAACTTTGCGGTTAATACGCTGGGGTTCTCCCGCAGCTTCCATGTCTTCGCCGCACCAAAACAGGATGCTGAGCATACCTACGAATCACTGGTTCGCGCCTTCCGCTACTTCGGTGGTTGTGTGAAAACGGTGCTGGTTGATAACCAGAAGGCTGCGGTGCTGAAGAATAACAACGGGAAAGTCGTGTTCAACTCCGGATTCCTGTTGCTGGCTGACCACTATAACTTCCTGCCACGGGCATGCCGTCCACGCAGGGCCAGAACAAAAGGTAAGGTTGAGCGGATGGTGAAATACCTCAAGGAGAACTTCTTCGTCCGGTACCGCAGGTTCGACAGCTTCACTCATGTCAATCAACAACTGGAGCAATGGATAGCCGATGTGGCTGACAAACGGGAGCTTCGCCAGTTCAAAGAAACGCCGGAACAGCGCTTCGCGCTGGAGCAGGAACATCTGCAGCCGTTACCGGATACAGACTTCGATACCAGTTACTTCGATATCCGCCATGTGTCCTGGGACAGCTATATCGAGGTTGGTGGTAATCGTTACAGCGTTCCCGAAGCGCTGTGTGGTCAGCCGGTATCGATACGAATATCGCTGGATGACGAGTTGCGGATCTACAGTAATGAGAAACTGGTGGCCTCACATCGCCTCTGTTCAGCATCGTCTGGCTGGCAGACAGTGCCGGAGCATCACGCCCCGCTCTGGCAGCAGGTCAGTCAGGTGGAACATCGACCACTGAGTGCCTATGAGGAGCTGTTGTGATGCATGAACTGGAAGTCCTGCTGAGTCGCCTGAAAATGGAGCATCTGAGTTATCACGTTGAAAGCCTGCTGGAACAGGCAGCTAAAAAAGAGCTGAACTACCGGGAGTTCCTGTGCATGGCGCTACAGCAGGAATGGAACGGCAGGCATCAGCGCGGTATGGAGTCCAGGCTGAAGCAGGCTCGTCTGCCGTGGGTCAAAACGCTGGAGCAGTTCGACTTTACCTTCCAGCCGGGCATCGACCGTAAGGTTGTCCGGGAACTGGCTGGTCTGGCGTTCGTGGAGCGCAGCGAAAACGTGATCCTGCTGGGCCCTCCTGGTGTCGGAAAAACTCATCTGGCCATAGCTCTTGGCGTGAAAGCGGTGGATGCGGGACATCGGGTACTGTTTATGCCACTGGACAGACTGATCGCGACACTGATGAAAGCGAAACAGGAAAACCGGCTGGAGCGTCAGCTACAGCAACTGAGTTATGCCCGGGTGTTGATCCTGGATGAAATAGGCTATCTGCCGATGAACAGAGAGGAAGCCAGTCTGTTCTTCCGGCTACTGAACCGTCGATATGAAAAAGCGAGCATCATACTGACGTCAAACAAAGGGTTCGCAGACTGGGGAGAAATGTTCGGAGATCACGTACTGGCAACAGCGATCCTGGATCGGCTGCTACATCACTCAACCACGCTGAATATCAAAGGAGAGAGTTACCGGTTAAAAGAGAAACGTAAAGCTGGAGTGCTGACCAAAAACACAACGCCAATCAGTGATGATGAAATGGTGGAAAGCGGACAGCATCAGTAACGAAAGTATTTAGCGGGCATGAAAATGGCAAATAACGGTCAAACATCGTGGCGTTGACA